CTAGGTTTTGAACCCTTTCCCCCATGCCATTCACCAGTTGCCATAATTATTATTTATTAATCAAGTTAGTCTTTTTCCATACAGCACTTCTTCCTCTGCCATATTTTTTCAGTTTCCCAGAATCTACTAGCTCTCTTAGAGCTACGTAAGTTTGGCCTTTAGTTAGGCCAAAAGTTTCCATTACTCTTCGCTCAGTAATGTTAGGAGGGTCGAGAGAAAGAATATTCTTTTCAATCTGCTTTTTCCTTCCTGCTTTAGATTTAGCTTTCTCTACTTTTTTCTTACCTGATAGAGTAAATCCTTTATAGCCTAGGGTAGCTTCAATATCTACACACCCTCCAAATCGATTCTTGTAAGTAGAGATAATTCTAGAAGTATCATCATCACTATCTTTATCATGCATAATTTGCACGTTTACATCTACAGAGTGAGGTACTAAAGTAGAACCCTTAAGCTTACCATCTTTAGTAAGATGCATAATAAACAGTAGAGTACATTCACTATCTTTAGCTTTTTTACAGAGAGTAGATACTGCATGCTTTTCTAGCTCTCTACTATTCATTTTAGTTTTAGTAGAAAGAGCTTGAAATGAATCGATAACTAGAACATCTAAATCATCCATAGCTTTAGCTAAAGTATCAATATCAGTCTCATTAGCTACAGCGACATTTTTTACTCCAAGTCTTTGACAAGTATAAGCTAGCTGAAATGCATTTTCCTCTCCTGAGGAATAACCTACATTGTAGTCATTATTCGAAAGCGCTTCTAAGAGCTGAAGGAGCAAAGTAGTTTTTCCGCACCCAGCTTGCGCCGTAATAGTAGCCGAACATCCAGGGAGAATTCCATCTCCAAAGATCATATCGAACTCTTTAATACCCGTCTTCATTCTATTAAAGAACACATCGGGAATAGTAATATCAGATACTTTAGTAAAAGCAGTAGTATCAAATCCAAGTTTCATTCTTATTCTTTCTTTTCTTTCTTCTCTTTAATTATATCAGAGTTCCTTACCAGGCAGGATAGATTGCTTGCGGAGAATTTTCAAAATCTTTACGCTCCTGCTCTTTCATTCTATACCAAGAGACCATCATCTCTTCTTCCTTAATCATATCTTCTTTAAAATCTCTCATCTCTCCCCATGAAAGACCGTGCTGCTTCGCGTACTCTTTATCAGATTTAGTAAGTTCGATTTCCATACTCCTATTATAGGAGAGTTCCTTCGCGCTACAACTCTAATTCTCCGAAATTAACAGGAGCTTTGTAAGCTTTAGAACTACAATTACCAATAATACTCCTATCGATAACCTCTTTAGCCTTATGGGGTTCGCACCATCCGTTAATTTGAACTTCTTTATCATTTAGATCTTTGTAATGTAAGAAAAAGTTTTCTGTAATTTTTAAAAACAGATCATCAAGATCTTCTATGCTATTGTATTCATTTACTCTAGAGTGATAGACTGGTACTCCTACTATTTTATGGTCGTTCTCTCCCCCGTCTACCATATCTAACATGCCTACGATCTTACATTCAACGAGTGATCCCATTTCGATTGCAATATCATTGTAGATAATTATATCTAACGGATCATTATCTTCACCTAAAGTTTTAGGAATAAAGCCATAGTTGGCTGGATAAGCCATAGCTGAAGTTAAACATCTATCTAATTTAAATACCTCATAATCTTTATCATACTCATATTTTGCTCTAGTACCTTTAGGTATTTCTACTATAGCGTTAACAACTATTGGAGAGTTTTTATGAATAGGTATATCATAAAGATTCATGTATAATAATTATTTCTACGAACAAATATTTCTACTAAAGTTCTTCAAAGCAGACCTCGCTCCATTAGGAGTAAAGTACTTCTTATTCTCATTCCAACTTTCTTCAGAGAGTATTTCGATCTCAGCACCAGTTTTATGACTATATACCATTCTACCCTTAGGTTTAGAAACGTCAGGACCAGAATGAGCGCAGATAGAGCAATTTTTAAAGCCAAATTCTACTCGAGCTTTCTCTACTTCCCTTCCACAGTTTACACAATTAAGAATATTATCGTCAATCATACCACTATTATATAGTAGTTCCTTTTCTTTTCAAGTTAGATATCAGAAGCATCAAAGTTTTCTCTTTCTTCTATCTCATTATATAAAATATAATGACCTTGCTTATTATTGACCCAAAAAGCTGAAGCTGTAGCCACATCTGTAAAATGATTTTCCTCTAAATAGTTATCTGAAGCTCTAAATCCAGTTTCATCTAAAGTGTATTCTACTAAATCAACATAATAGCCCCCGAAAGGCTCTCTTCTGTTATCGCAAAAAGTAAGGTTCCAGTCGTATTCTTTCATTAATATATATTATAATAGTCGTTTATATTTTTTTCAATAGCTGTTCTTAAAGTACTACAGTCTCCATCAAAGACTAATACTTCTGTGACTCTACCGTTTAGTGCATAGTTAGAGACATTATTAGCCCCTCCTATACCATAAGTACCTCCACTAGCTCTAGAAGCTCGTGTTGCAGTACCTTGCTGCGTACCGTCAAGGAAGCATCTCCAATTTCCTTGATTTGTTCCAGCTATAGCGGTGAAGAGATGAGTATCGGTATCGTTTTGATTTACTGTCTGCTCATTCCATGTGCTATTATAACCAAATATAAATTCATTTTGAAAGTTAAAAGGTGCAAACCACCTAGCACTATTATTAGTCCAACCTAAAGATAACATCATTTCCGCAGGATTTAAATTAGTTCCATCATATTCTCCAACACAAAAAGAGCTACAGTTACCAGTATCAATATCAGGTAATGCACTATTTAGAGGCATTAAATCATTACCGCCATCAAAATCCATAGCTGGCTGGCCCTGTACAGTTTGTAATGTACCGCTTGAATTTATTATCTCTGGCATATTAAACCGTGAAGTTTGAGAGGCGTCATTACCATTACCACTCTGATCATATAAAATCTTAACTCTTACTTTTCCTCCCCCGCCAAATGTTGTTAATGTTCCATCATATAAATCATCAACATACATATCCTGAGTTGCACCGTTACTGTCTTTATAGGCTTGGAAAACTGGACCGTTATAATTTCTATTTAAAGATCTAAAGCTATACATCCCATAAGTTTTAAATTCATAATCAGTATTATTCTCATGAATATCCATTAAGAGTTGTCTTGTAGATGATACTATACCTGCTTTCATATTATGCTGTTAAGTCTCCTGCTACTAACCAAGAATCAGAAGCTACTTTAGTTAATGTTGCTGCACTATATTGTACACGAGTTTTAAGTTCTGAATCTGCTGCGTATAATGTTACTCCTGATCCGGCAGCAATAGTTACTTGACCTGATCCTAGTTGCATTACAGTTATATCAGCTCCTATAGGATAAGCAACCGAGCTGTTTGGAGGAACAGTTAAAGTTTGTGCACTTCCGTTACTTGACGTAACTAATTTACCATGGTCAGCTATTGCGAAAGTATATGATGTATTAGTATTAGCACATATCTGCTGCTCAGCTCTAACCATACCACAAAAGTCAGTTACACATGCACTTCCATCAAATTTGGCTATGTTATATTTACTTCCGGATGCATTAGCGACGCATATATCAACATCACTGTTAGCTGCAGAAGTTTCTAATCTTATATTACCTGATCCAGTTTGACATACATAAAGATCACCATAGTTAAACACGCACGAACAACTACCAAACTTAATACCATAACCAGAATTATCAGTTAATTCAATAGTTCCAGCGCATATTTGTAACTTATTATTCGCTGTAGTAGATCCTATAGCAACATTACCTCCATCTTTAATAAAGATACCATTACCTCCATCATCACTAAGAGTTAAGCCTGCTGCGTCTCTTGCTCGTACCTCATCTGTACAAACATCTTTACCATCGGCAACGCAAATATGGCTATTAGTAATAAGAGTTCCGTTATCAGACATATCAAGGCACATTGCAAATCTAGCAGTACCATTGTCATTACCGCAAAAGATCATATCTTTATTACTAACTTTACTACATATTACAAAATCACTACTACAATTTGCAAATTCACCGAATTGTGTGCTAGAAGCCAAAAAGCAAATATTATTACCGTCTGCTTCAAGATTAATATCTCCTCCTGCTTCAATATAGAGTGTACCAGAATCGGTAATATTAGAACCGTTAATAGTAATATCATCTACAACAAGACTAGTAAGACCTGAAACGTCTCCATCAAGATTTAATGTTACGCCTCCGGATGATCCTCCACCATTAAGATTTGTACCAGCTGTAACTCCTGTTATGTCTCCAGATCCTTTACTATTAAGTTGTGTTTGGATACTACTGGTTACTCCATCAACGTAATTAAGCTCTGTTGTAGTAGCAGTAAGTCCGTCAACACAATTTAATTCTGCAGTAGTAGCGGTAACTCCATCAAGCTTGTTTAACTCTGAAGTAGTAGCAGTTAGACCATCGACGCAATTTAGTTCAGCTGCTGTAGCAGTAACTGCTGTACCATTAAGAACCAGCTTGCTGTTACCCATACAAACTTTATTATTGAAGGTAGCAGTACCAGCATCTGACATATCTAAAGCAAGAGCAGTAATTTCTGAACCACCGTCATTGCCTTTTAAATTTAAATCTTTATTAGATACTCTTGCTCTTACATCAAAGTCTCCGCTGTTCTGATTTAAACTAAGAGTACCAACTATTGTTCCATCATCACTTAATATGATATCACCGCCACCAGCATCGAAGGTAATATCACCACCAACATCTAAAGTAAAATCTCCACTATCAGAAATAGTAGAACCATTAATTGTAATATCATCTACAACAACACAAGTAAGGCCAGTAAGACCACTGTCAAGATTTACTGTTACACTTCCGGACGATCCTCCACCATTAAGATTTGTACCAGCTGTTACACCTGTTATATCTCCAGATCCTTTAGAATTAAGTTGTGTTTGAATACTGCTAGTAACCCCATCAACATAATTAAGCTCTGTAGTAGTAGCGGTTAAACCATCAACACAATTTAATTCTGCAGTAGTCGAGGTAACACCATCAAGCTTGTTAAGTTCAGATGTAGTAGCTGTTAGCCCATCTAAGCAGTTAAACTCAGTACCGGTTACTCCGGTTGCTTTTAATGTTTCTGCATAGTTAAGATCGTTTACATCACCTGTAAACCCATCTAAGGTATTCAACTCTGAAGTAGTAGCAGTAAGACCATCTACACAATTTAGTTCTGAAGCTGTAGCTGTTACTCCATCAAGCTTGTTAAGCTCTGCTGTAGTTGAAGTTAATCCATCAAGACAGTTAAGCTCAGTTACAGTAACATTACTAGCTCCAACTGTGTCAGTATCACACCAAGCTACAACTCTATTAGCTGTTCCGGAACCATCAACCGTACCTGTACCCTTAGAATTAATTTGTGTTTGAATACTGCTTGTAACTCCATCAACATAATTGAGCTCTGTTGTAGTAGCAGTAAGACCATCTACACAATTAAGTTCAGCAGTAGTAGCGGTAACTCCATCAAGCTTGTTTAACTCTGAAGTAGTAGCTGTTAAGCCGTCTAAACAATTAAATTCTGTACCAGTTACTCCTGTATCATATAATGTCTTAGCATAATTAAGATCGGTAACATCCCCGTTAAAGCCATCGAGCTTGTTAAGTTCAGCTGTAGTTGAAGTAAGACCATCTACACAGTTAAGTTCAGTAGCAGTAGAAGTAACTCCATCTAGCTTATTAAGCTCTGCTGCTGTAGAAGTAACTGCCGTACCATTAAGAACCAGCTTACTGTTACCCATGCAAACTTCATCTGCAAAAGTCGCCCTTTGATTAGCAGCTAAAGTTAAAGCATGAGTATCATTAGTAAATATAACAACTTCACCATCACTTTGACAAGATCCTATATAAAGACCGTCTCCTCCGCCCCCACTAGTGGGATCTTGCGTTCTTATTTCATAATCAACAGTACCACTGTTATTAATAAATTGAATATGATGATCGTCATCGTCTGAATTATCTTGTAAAATTAAGACTGGAGAACCATCTACAATGCACAGCTGTTTCATGCATGCGGCGTTATTAAATAAAGCCTTACCTGCATCTGACATATCTAACGTTAATGCATTAATAGCAGAACCACCATCACATCCACAAAAGATCATGTCTTTATCGTTACCTAGGCTTTGGATTATAAAATTATTACTAGTATCTAAAAATCGTGCATAATCAGTACCAGCATCACGAAGCTTTATATCACCATTAGATGAATCAAGTGCAATATCACCTCCACCACATACACAAAGATGGCCTTGTCCAGCATTACTTATAAGCGAACCATTTATAGTAATATCGTCTACAACAACACAAGTAAGACCAGTAAGACCACTGTCAAGATTTACTGTTACACTTCCGGATGATCCTCCACCATTAAGATTTGTACCAGCTGTTACGCCTGTTATATCTCCAGATCCTTTAGAATTAAGTTGTGTTTGGATACTACTGGTTACTCCATCAACATAATTAAGCTCTGTTGTAGTAGCAGTAAGACCATCTAAGCAGTTTAGTTCTGATGTAGTAGCAGTTAATCCATCTACACAATTTAGTTCTGCTGTAGAAGAAGTAACCCCATCTAGCTTATTTAACTCTGTAGTAGTTGAAGTAAGACCATCAAGGCAGTTAAATTCAGTACCAGTTACTCCTGTATCACATAACGTCTTAGCATAGTTAAGATCATTGACGTCGCCGTTAAAACCATCTAAAGTATTAAGCTCTGCTGTCGTAGAAGTAAGGCCATCTACACAATTTAGTTCTGAAGCTGTAGCTGTTACTCCGTCAAGCTTATTCAATTCAGATGTAGTAGCAGTTAATCCATCGAGGCAGTTGAACTCAGTACCGGTTACTCCGGTATCGCATAATGTCTTAGCATAATTAAGATCATTAACATCTCCGTTAAATCCATCTAAAGTATTAAGCTCTGCTGTCGTAGAAGTAAGACCATCTACACAATTTAGTTCTGAAGCTGTAGCTGTTACTCCATCAAGCTTGTTAAGCTCTGCTGCTGTAGAAGTAACAGTAGTACCATTAAGAGATAGCGCATCTGTTTCTAAAGTACCATCAATATCAACGTTGCCAGATATATCTAGTGAAGTAGCTGCTATTTCATCCGCAGCGCTCAACTTACCAGCAATTGATAATTGATTAGATATAACCTTATCAGTGCCAATCGCAACGCTTCCTCCAGATACAACTAAAGCATTTGTATTGAATGAACCTACTTTTACAACATCATCTATACATGAATTAACATTAATTATAGGTAATCCAGATGCATCGTTTACTGAGAAAACATCACCAGTTAAAGAATCTGTAATGCTTAATAACTGGCCTCCATCACCTGCAACTGAAAATCTGGTTCCTCCTGTTAAGCCTCCGAAATGACTTTCAACCTGTAATCCTGAATCATCAACTTGAAACAACTTAACTCCATTACTTGATAGATCAGGAACTGTAGAACTTCCACATGTTTCGTTGTTAAATTGGATTGCTCCAGATACTGGTTGAATTAATACGTTAGCCATATCTTTATATATTTATATCTAATTGTCAAGATCATGTAAGGATCCAAACTTCTCTCTAGTTGCTAGATAGTTATGCATGATCTCTTCTGCTGTTAAGGTTCTATTATAATACATGAAAAGATTAGATTTCATTGTAGCTGCTCCATAACCACCACTCCAACTTCCCCATGTAAATTTATTATTACCAGTAGGAGCTACAAATGACGCACCTGCGGTAGAGGTACCAAATAGTAGTCCATTAAAATAAAATTTAGTTTCATATGTGCCTCCTGATACATTTTTATCCGTTGCTGCGAAGCATACCCATTGCTCATTACTACTAAATTGAGTACTGGTATTAGAGTAACTACCTGTAGTACTAGTATTAGGATATCTAAGTATACCTCTGCTTGAACTAGTACCACTCCAAGTTAAAACAAATGAAGTTTTAGATTGGAATCCTCCCCCGTAAATATTTTGAGCTCTTTGTGTACTATTCCCAAACGGATATTTATACCAACAAATGAACGTAAAGTTGTTGTCATCATCTGTTCTATCGTAGTTAGCATCAGATAACCATCCAGGATTTTCACCAGTATCACTTACCCCATCTTGGTCATATATCCATAAACCAGTTTGTTCGTGTTTTATAAATTGCATTTCTGGTACAGCTCCGGTGTCATAAACTCCAAGTTGAATATCTGAATATGACCCTCCTGCTAAATTTTTTAATTTAGTACTTGAAGTTAAAGCAGCACTGGCATCAACACACTTAGGATTATTAACATCAATATATAATACTAAGTCATCTGTAATTACAGAAGTATTGTTATGTGATACACTCATGAGACTGATGGGCTGTTCTTAAATCGTTCTTTAAATGCATTATAGTTCATAGAAACTTCTTCTTGAGTTAATACTCTATTATAGATATGTATAGGCCCCATATAACCAGTCCACTCATTACTTGTAGTATAACGAGTACCTATTCTAAAATTAACTCCTAAGTCTTCATCATAACTATTACTACCAGTTGGCGTTCTTTTAGTACCATCTATAAAAATTTGTGAGCCACTACTATCACTTGTAACTACCATATGTTGCCATCTATTAATAAAATTACTATTATCTGCATCATAAGATACATCAAAGTTATAGGAGAGACCGTTAGAATAATTAATGTTCTGGTTTGTATAATTACTTAAAAACCATGTACCGGCACCATTTCTAGCATCTGTAAAATAGTGGACACCGTCACTATTTTTATAATACCACATTGAAATACTATGACTGGTATGAGAGCCTAAATCACCCTCTACATTCATTCCTCTTCCTCCATTAAAGTCAAAAATGCCCCCGTATAATCCATTAAAAGCTGGAAAGTTAGCAGTGTTAGGAGTATGTGTTCCGGTACCTGGGGTACCATTAGCTCCAGTCAACTCATATCCTTGAACTAAATCTTTAGCTGTAGTTTGACCATCTTTCATACATTTTGGATTACCAGCATCTATACAAAAGATAAGGCCATCAGTAGCTGCTCTTGGTTGTTGATTATAACTCATATTAGTGTCCGAATCTTGATTTAGTTACGTTATAATTATGAATAATTACATCATCATCCACATCTTTATCATATATCATTACTTTTGATATATACGAATTATTACTAGCAGGTCCAGTATACAGTATAAAATTTCTACCAACGCTGTCTGTACCTAAATTTCCTAAACCTGTATTTTCTCTTGACGCGTGAACTTTTTCACCATCTCTCCAAAATTGAGAACCTGTACTAGCGGTATACTGATAGCATAGAAAAGCTGAATCTCCTACAACTAAAGTAGTTCTACTAGTACCAGACCATGATCCTCCTAATCCTGTATAAAATCCAAACTCTCCATCATCCCCGTTACTATTATAATTACCAAAATGATATAAAATTAATGCTGCACCACCTAAAGCGTTACCAGATGTTTGCCATTTATTAAGAGGATGTTCAGCATAACCTGTAGATGTGCTAGTTTTAGTTATCCAAACCATAGCAGTTATTTGAGACGCATCACTCAAAAAACTAGATACCGAGTCAGTAGAATAATTTTGACTAGTGCTATTATTACTTGCTGTAGTAATATTTTGAGCTCTATCTTTAGCAGTACCATAAAAATTACATTTAGGGTCATTTTTATCTACACAAAAGACTAAGTCGTCAGTTACTATATGTTGTTTAACTTGTGTCGCCATCTGTTTCTACTTCGAGTTTATCTATATCCTTACGTTCTCCATATACTATATAGTTATAACATCCAGTAACGCCACCCACACAAACATAGTCATTATCTTGTGATACAACATATAAGTCTTGCTGTTTTTCTAAAGGAGTGAGCATTGTAGTTACAGAATCTTTTCTTACTAATCCATCCCAATAATCAGGAAGATCGATACAATCATTATCGGTTATACCTCTATAATGTACACTCCATTCCGGGGCCTCAACTGCTCCATGTCTTAGTTTCTTACCTGGTTTAGTTGGGTGATCAATAACGAACGCTTTAGAGCATGCTTGTAAGTGACCACATACAGTCATACAACCTGTATTAGTAAAGTTTCTAAAGCCTGTTATATCTTTATTTGAATCAACTATAACTGCTTTAGAAGCTGAAACTGTTCCTGCTGTTATACCATCGAGTAAGTTTAATTCAGATGTAGTTGATGTAAGACCATCTAAACAGTTTAGTTCAGATGTAGTAGCAGTTAAACCATCTACACAATTAAGTTCAGCAGTTGAAGATGTAACTCCATCTAGCTTATTTAACTCAGATGTAGTAGCAGTTAAACCATCGAGGCAGTTAAATTCAGTACCAGTTACTCCAGTATCACATAACGTCTTAGCATAATTAAGATCGTTTACATCGCCATTGAAGCCGTCCAAAGTATTCAGTTCAGCTGTTGTAGAAGTAAGACCATCAACGCAATTTAGTTCTGAAGCTGTAGCTGTTACTCCATCTAGCTTATTCAATTCAGATGTAGTAGCAGTAAGACCATCAACACAATTAAGTTCAGATGTTGTAGCTGTTACTCCATCAAGCTTATTCAATTCAGATGTAGTAGCTGTTAAACCATCCAAGCAGTTGAACTCTGTGCCAGTTACTCCAGTATCACATAGCGTCTTAGCATAGTTAAGATCGTTTACATCGCCATTAAAGCCGTCCAAAGTATTCAGCTCAGCTGTAGTTGATGTCAATCCATCTAAGCAATTTAGTTCAGTAGTGGTGGAGTTTAATCCATCCAAGCAATTAAGTTCGCAGGTCTGTGAAGTGAGACCGTCTAAGCAATTAAACTCCGTACCAGTTACTCCGGTATCGCATAATGTCTTAGCGTAGTTAAGATCATTGACGTCACCATTAAATCCATCTAAAGTATTCAGTTCAGCTGTAGTTGAAGTAAGACCATCTAAGCAATTTAACTCTGCTGTAGTAGCTGTAAGACCATCAACGCAATTAAGTTCAGTTGCTGTAGAAGTAACTCCATCTAGTTTGTTTAGTTCAGCAGCTGTAGAGGTAACTGCTGTACCATTAAGAACTAATTTACTATTACCAATACATATCTTACCGTCATCAGCAAAAAGAATATCATCTCCATTCTTATCAATAAAGTGTGCTATAGGTTGTGTGCCATCTTGTCTTACAAAAAGAGCAGGTCCGGTACCTGTGTTGGTTACAGATAGCGCAGAAGTAACCGTAACAATAGTATCTTTGCAAGTAAAGTCACCGGTGACAGTTAGGTCACCTTGAACTGTAACATCATTATTAAACGTAGCAGACCCTGCATCTGACATATCCAACGTAAGAGCTGCTATATCTGTAGAATTATCTACACCACAAAAGATTATATCTTTATTATTTTGCCCAGACTTTATAACAAAATTACTTGAGCTATTTTGAAAAGCACCAATAATGGATCCATTATCTTTAAACCGTATATCTGCACCATTAGCATCTAGATTAATATCGCTTTCAGCATCTATAATAACATCGTCACCACTACTTATTGTTAAAGCTCCGCTATCAGAAATAGTTGATCCATTGAGAGTTATATCATCTACAGTTAAGGTTGTTAGAGTACCTAATGATGTTATATTGGTTTGAGCTGCGGTAGATAGAGTACCCGCTAATTCTCCGCTAGAACCGTATATAGCTGCTTTACTATTTACTACAGTATTAGCTGAAGAACCATCAAGTAAATTAAGCTCTGTTGTAGTTGAAGTTAAGCCATCAACGCAATTAAGTTCAGCGGTTGAAGATGTAACTCCATCAAGCTTGTTAAGTTCAGATGTAGTAGCAGTTAAACCATCTACACAATTTAGTTCGGATGTTGTAGCTGTTACTCCATCGAGCTTGTTTAACTCTGTAGTAGTCGAGGTTAATCCGTCTAGACAATTAAACTCCGTAGTAGTAACGCCGGTTGCTTTTAAGTCTTTAGCATAGTTAAGATCATTAACATCTCCTGTAAAGCCATCTAAGGTATTCAATTCAGCTGTTGTAGATGTTAACCCATCAACACAATTAAGTTCGCAGGTTTGTGAAGTAACCCCATCGAGCTTGTTTAACTCTGTAGTAGTCGAGGTTAATCCGTCTAGACAATCAAACTCCGTAGTTGTTACTCCAGTTGCTTTTAAATCTTTAGCATAGTTGAGATCGTTTACATCGCCAGTAAAGCCATCTAAGGTATTCAATTCAGCTGTAGTTGAAGTAAGACCATCGAGGCAGTTAAGCTCTGCTGTAGTAGAGGTTAATCCATCTAAGCAGTTAAGCTCTGCTGTAGTTGAAGTAAGACCATCTAAGCAGTTTAGTTCAGATGTAGTAGCAGTTAAACCATCTACACAATTTAGTTCGGATGTTGTAGCTGTTACTCCATCGAGCTTATTAAGTTCAGATGTAGTAGCAGTTAAACCGTCCAAGCAATTAAATTCAGTACCAGTTACTCCAGTATCGCATAATGTCTTAGCATAGTTAAGGTCGTTTACACCCCCGTTAAAGCCATCTAGCTTGTTAAGTTCAGCTGTAGTTGAAGTTAATCCATCAAGACAGTTAAGTTCAGTTGTAGTAACATTACTAGCTCCAATTGTATTAGTATCACACCAAGCTACTACTCTATTTGCTGTTCCGGAACCGTCTATTGCACTAGACCCTTGCGCGAATATATCTGCCAGGTCTCTTCCTGCTGATAATATACCCCCGTCAGTTGAAGAAACAGATATTGATTCAGTAGTAATATGGCCATTAGAACTTAAGTTTCCTGATACAGTAAGTTTTTCACCTGGTGAAGAAGTACCTATACCAACTTTGTCTGCTGAACCATCTACAAATAATAAATTTTCATCAGTGTTACCTTCAACTCTTAAGTCAGTTGAAGCTCCTACATCATTAATTACTACTCCGCTGTTACTTGCATGTATTCGTTGTTCATTGCCAGTACATAAGAAAATATTATCTGCTAGGGCAAAATCAAGTTTAGTATCAGAATCTCCTGTATGAGAAATACTACCACCTACACATATATTACCAGAGAAGTTTTTAGTACCTGCTACAGTTTGCGCGCCAGTAGTTTTTACTGTACCGTTTAACTGCGTTTGAATACTGCTAGTAACTCCATCAACATAATTGAGCTCTGTAGTTGTAGCAGTTAACCCATCTAAGCAATTCAACTCTGCTGTAGTTGAGGTTAATCCGTCTAAGCAATTTAACTCTGCTGTAGTCGAAGTTAACCCATCTAAGCAATTTAACTCTGATGTAGTAGAAGTTAACCCATCTAAGCAATTAAACTCTGTGTCGGTGACTCCAGTTGCTTTTAAATCTTTAGCATAGTTAAGATCGTTTACATCGCCAGTAAAGCCATCTAGAGTATTAAGCTCAGCTGTAGTTGATGTCAATCCATCTAAGCAATTTAACTCTGCTGTAGTCGAAGTTAATCCGTCTAAGCAATTTAACTCTGCTGTAGTCGAAGTTAATCCGTCTAAGCAATTAAACTCTGTACCGGTTACTCCAGTAGCTAATAACGTTGCAGCGTAGTTAAGATCTGTAGCATTTCCTGTAAAACCACTTATTCTATTGAGTTCAAGTGTAGTGGAAACTAGACCATCTAAGCAATTAAGCTCTGTTGTAGTTGAAGTAAGACCGTCTAAGCAATTAAACTCCGTCCCAGTTACACCAGTATCGCATAATGTTTTAGCATAGTTAAGATCATCGACGTCACCATTGAAGCCATCTAAAGTATTGAGCTCTGCTGTAGTTGATGTCAATCCATCTAAGCAGTTAAGCTCTGCTGTAGTTGAAGTAAGGCCATCTAAGCAGTTAAACTCAGTACCAGTAACGCCTGTATCGCATAATGTCTTAGCATAATTAAGATCATTGACGTCACCATTAAAGCCATCTAAAGTATTCAGCTCAGCTGTAGTGGAGGTAAGACCATCAAGGCATCCTAATTCAGTTGACGTAATACTACTTGCAGTTACTTTACCTGCGCCCGTTGAAACTAAAGCTCTGCTAGCAGTAAGAGTAATACAGTCTTGTTTAATGCTACTTAGCTGAGCTGTCTGTAATTGTAAGTTTTCCGTTACTCCATCTACCCTATTAAGTTCAGCTGTAGTAGCAGTTAAGCCATCTAAGCAATTTAACTCTGCTGTAGTCGAAGTTAATCCGTCTAAGCAATTAAGTTCACAGGTCTGTGAAGTAAGACCATCAAGGCAGTTAAACTCTGTACCGGTTACTCCGGTATCGCATAATGTCTTAGCGTAGTTAAGATCATTGACGTCACCATTAAAGCCGTCTAAGGTATTCAGTTCAGCTGTTGTAGATGTTAATCCATCCAAACAATTTAACTCCGCTGTAGTTGAAGTAAGACCATCAAGGCAATTTAACTCCGCTGTAGTTGAAGTAAGACCATCAAGGCAATTAAGTTCAGTAGTAGTTGAAGTAAGACCGTCTAAGCAGTTAAGTTCAGTAGTAGTTGAAGTAAGACCATCAAGGCAATTAAGTTCAGCTGCTGTAGAAGAAACTGTTGTACCGTTAAGAACTAATTTACTATTTCCAATACATATTTTACCATCATCGGCAAAAAGAATATCATCTCCATTCTTATCTATAAAGTGTGCAATAGGTTGACTGCCATCTTGTTTTACAAAAAGAGCAGGACCAGTACCTGTATTAGTTACAGATAGGGCTGAAGTTATCGAATAAATTGTTTCAATACAAGTTATATCACCTGTAACAGAAAGATTACCTTCTACATTTACATTGTTAGAAAATGTTTTTACACCCGCAATAGTTTGATCGCCAGTAGTTTTTACTGTACCGTTTAACTGCGTTTGAATACTGCTAGTAACTCCATCAACATAATTAAGCTCTGTAGTAGTAGCGGTTAAGCCATCTAAGCAGTTTAGTTCAGCTGTAGTTGAAGTAAGACCATCTAAACAATTTAACTCTGCTGTAGTCGAAGTTAATCCATCTAAACAATTAAACTCCGTAGTTGTTACCCCGGTTGCTTTTAAGTCTTTTGCGTAGTTAAGATCATCTTTATCGCCAGTAAAGCCATCTAGAGTATTAAGTTCAGCTGTTGTAGAAGTAAGACCGTCTAAGCAATTAAATTCAGTACCAGTTACTCCAGTATCACATAGCGTCTTAGCATAGTTAAGATCGTTTACATCACCATTGAACCCGTCCAAAGTATTAAGCTCAGCTGTAGTAGAGGTTAATCCATCTAAGCAACCTAATTCAGTTGACGTAATACTACTTGCAGTTACCTTACCAGAACCATTTGAGACTAAAGCTCTGCTAGCGGTAAGAGTAATGCAGTCTTGCTTTATACTACTTAACTGAGCTGTTTGTAATTGTAAGTTTTCTGTTACTCCATCAACTCTATTAAGTTCAGCAGTGGTAGCTGTGAGACCGTCTAAGCAGTTAAGCTCTGCTGTAGTTGATGTAAGACCATCTAAGCAATTAAGTTCTGCTGTAGTTGATGTCAATCCATCTAAGCAATTAAGTTCTGCAGTAGTTGATGTCAATCCATCTAAGCAATTTAGTTCTGCAGTAGTTGATGTCAATCCATCTAAGCAATTTAGTTCAGTAGTGGTGGAGTTTAATCCATCCAAGCAATTAAGTTCGCAGGTCTGTGAAGTAAGACCATCGAGGCAGTTAAACTCTGTACCTGTAACCCCTGTATCACATAGCGTCTTAGCATAGTTAAGATCATTGACGTCACCATTAAATCCATCTAAAGTATTCAGTTCAGCTGTAGTCGAAGTTAATCCGTCTAAGCAATTTAACTCTGCTGTAGTAGCTGTAAGACCATCGAGGCATCCTAATTCAGTTTTTGTTACTACGCTATTACAAAGTGTATTGCTATCGGCCCAGAGAGTTACTGTATCAGCTGACCCAGAACCATCTACAGCAGTACCACCTTGTGCAAATATATCAGCTAAGTCTCTACCGGCTGATAAAATACCACCGTTAGTTGATGACACATTTAACGATTCTGTACTAAAATGACCATTAGAGCTAATGTTTCCTATAACTGTAAGCGCTTCATTAGGTGTAGTAGTATTAATACCAACTTTATTATTTGCTGCATCTGTAGCTAGAAGTTCAGTATTATCTTCTGCCATTATATGAACATCAACATTTTCATTTGTATTGTTCAGAATAATCTTACCATCAGCTGCTACATATTTTATCGCAGACTTTCCACCAGCAACTAAGTTAACCTCATTAGGAGCAAATCTAAGATATGTGTCACCGTCACCATTATGATAAATGTACTCATTTATACCCATGCTTCCAGCTACATCTAGTTTATAGTCTGGGTCATCTGTACCAATACCAACCCTATTATTACCTGCATTAACAAAAAGTAGATGTGTGTTAGAGGATCCCTCAGCTCTAAAGTCTATGTCTGCTCCTCCTTCATTAAAAGTAATTTCGTTTGAAGTATCCTGAGTAATGTCTATAAAATTAACACCCCCGGCTTGAATATTAATATCATCGTCAGTAAGATTAATGAAAGTATCAGTGTCTCCATTATGAATAATTTTACCTGCTATTGATATATCGTCTGTAAATGTCTTCTCTCCTCCAATGGATTGATTGCCCGTGGTTCTTAAAACAGTATCATTAACAGCTATAGCGTCATTAGTTAAAGTTATTCCGTCACCTCTACCAATATCTATTGTTACATCTCCTTCAGTACCTCCTCCGGAAAGACCAGTACCAGCTGTTACCCCAGTTATATTTCCTGCACTAATAGCAAATATATCTGCCAGGTCTCTTCCTGCTGATATAATACCACCATTAGTTGAAGAAACTGATACAGACCTGGAATAAAGTTCATTAGCGCTAAGCTTGCTTGTGATAGCTTGCGACACTTTACCAGTTAACTGAACTTTATTATCTAATTGAGTTTGAATATTACTTGTAACCCCATCAGAGTAATTTAGCTCTGCTGTAGTTGATGTAAGACCATCTAAACAGTTAAGTTCAGCAGTAGTTGATGTCAATCCATCTAAGCAGTTAAGTTCAGCAGTAGTGGAGTTTAATCCGTCTAAGCAATTAAGTTCGCAGGTTTGTGAAGTAAGACCGTCTAAGCAATTAAACTCAGTACCTGTAACTCCTGTATCACATAGCGTCTTAGCATAGTTAAGAACAGAAACATCCCCGTTAAAGCCATCTAAAGTATTAAGTTCAGCTGTTGTAGAAGAAAGACCATCTAAGCAATTAAACTCAGTTGTTGTTACTCCTGTTGCTTTAAGATCCTTAGCATAGTTAAGATCATCTTTATCTCCTGTAAAGCCATCTAAGGTATTAAGCTCAGCTGTAGTCGAAGTAAGACCGTCTAAGCAATTAAGTTCAGCAGCTGTAGAAGAAACTGTTGTACCATTAATAGATATAGCATCTGTTTCGAGATTACCATTCACATCTACATCTCCGCAAACAAAAATGCAATTAGTAAAGCAAGTGTTTCTACCAGAACTTAAGTAAGGAGTCTGTATAGTACCATTATCATTAAAGAATATATCATCTCCATTTTTATCTATAAAGTGGGCTATAGGCTCTGAACCATTTTGCTGTACTACTAGAGCTGGACCTGTACCTTCATTAACTACGGAGAGTGCAGATGTAACAGAAAATACTGTATCTATACAAGTTATGTCACCTGTTACTGATAAATTTCCAGTTATAGTAGTATTACCTGTAAATGTTTTACACCCTGCTACAGTTTGATTACCGGTTGTTTTAACTGTAGCATCTATTTGATCTTGAATATTACTTGTAACCCCATCTGAAAAATTAAGCTCTGCTGTAGTAGCTGTTAATCCATCAAGGCAGTTAAGCTCCGCAGTAGTTGATGTTAGTCCATCGAGGCAGTTAAGCTCTGCTGTAGTAGCTGCTAATCCATCAAGACAATCGAACTCGGTAGTTGTTACTCCTGTTGCTTTAAGATCCTTAGCATAGTTAAGATCATCTTTATCTCCTGTAAATCCATCTAAAGTATTAAGCTCAGCTGTAGTAGAGGTTAATCCATCTAAGCAACCTAATTCAGTTGAAGTTACACCACTTACACCTACCTTACCAGAACCATTTGAGACTAAAGCTCTGCTAGCGGTAAGAGTAATGCAGTCTTGCTTTATACTACTTAACTGAGCTACTGCTAATTGTATATTCTCAGTTACCCCGTCAACTCTATTGAGTTCAGCAGTAGTGGCTGTAAGACCATCCAAGCAGTTAAGTTCAGCAGTAGTGGAGTTTAATCCGTCTAAGCAGTTAAGTTCGCAGGTTTGTGAAGTAAGACCGTCTAAGCAATTAAACTCCGTACCAGTAACACCCGTATCGCATAATGTCTTAGCATAGTTAAGAACAGAAACATCCCCATTAAAGCCATCTAAAGTATTCAGCTCAGCTGTAGTAGCTGTTAAGCCATCTAAGCAATTTAGTTCAGCTGTAGTAGCTGCTAAGCCGTCTAAACAACCGAGTTCAGTTTTTGTAACAGGACTTGAACAGATTGTATTACTGTCAGCCCAGAGAGTTACTGTATCTGCAGTTCCTTCCCCATCTACATTACCAGATGTTGTAGCAAATATATCTGCTAGATCTCTCCCTGCTGATATAATACCACCATTAGTTGATGATACTGATACAGACCCGGAATAAAGTTCAGTAGCGCTAAGCTTGCTTGTGACAGCTTGAGAGGCTTTACCAGTTAAATGAACTGTATTATCAAGTTGCGTTTGAATATTACTTGTAACCCCATCAGAGTAATTTAGCTCTGCTGTAGTAGCAGTTAAACCATCAAGACAGTTAAGTTCAGCTGTAGTAGAATTAAGACCATCTAAGCAGTTAAGTTCACAGGTCTGTGAAGTTAAGCCATCAAGGCAATCAAATTCTGTAGTTGTTACACCTGTAGCTTTTAAATCTTTAGCGTAGTTGAGATCATCTTTATCCCCGGTAAACCCATCTAAGGTATTAAGTTCAGCTGTAGTAGAATTAAGACCATCTAAGCAGTTAAGTTCACAGGTCTGTGAAGTTAAGCCATCAAGGCATCCTAATTCCGTTGCTGTAACATTACTTACAGCAATCTTACCATCACCATTTGATATAACTGCTCTATCTCCTGTAACATTACTATCAGTAATAGTTGAAGCAGCTCCTGTTATAACTGTTTGAAATATAGTATCAAGATCACGTCCTGCGGAAACTATACCGTTTAGAGTAGAAGTAGCGCTTAAGCCTGTAGCTTCCGCTCCCGTAGTTCTTAAGACTGTACCATCAACAGCAACTGCATTGTTTGTTAAAGTTATACCATCCCCTCTACCTATATCTAATGTAACATCTCCATTAGTTCCTCCACCAGATAAACCAGTACCTGCAGTAACACCTGTTATGTTTCCTGCGCTTGTCGCAAATATATCAGCTAAGTCTCTTCCAGCAGATAAAATACCATTATTTGTTGATGAAACACTTAATGACTCTGTTGTAAAGTGACCATTTGAGCTTAGGTCTCCTGCTATAGTTTGTGAGCTTTCACCAATAGTTTTAACTGATATACTGCTAAGTTGAGCTGTTTGAAGTTGTACATTCTCTGTTACCCCATCGACTCTATTTAGTTCAGCTGTAGTAGCTGTTAAACCATCAAGACAATTAAGTTCAGTTGTAGTAGAATTAAGACCATCTAAGCAGTTTAGTTCACAGGTCTGCGAAGTTAAGCCGTCTAAGCAATTAAACTCCGTAGTTGTTACCCCGGTTGCTTTTAAGTCTTTTGCGTAGTTAAGATCATCTTTATCGCCAGTAAAGCCATCTAAAGTATTAAGTTCAGCTGTTGTAGAATTAAGACCATCTAAGCAGTTTAGTTCACAGGTCTGCGAAGTTAAGCCGTCTAAGCAATTAAGTTCAGCTGTAGTAGCTGTTAAGCCATCTAAGCAATTTAGTTCAGCTGTAGTAGCTGCTAAGCCGTCTAAACAACCGAGTTCAGTTTTTGTAACAGGACTTGAACAGATTGTATTACTATCAGCCCAAAGGGTTACAGTATCTGCAGTTCCAGAGCCATCTACATTACCTGCACTAGTAGCGAATATATCAGCTAAATCCCGACCAGCGGATAAGATACCGTTATTAGTTGATGAAACGCTTAATGACTCTGTTGTAAAGTGACCATTAGAGCTTATACTTCCTCCAACGGTAAGTTTTTCTCCAGGTGCAGCAGTACCTATACCTATTTTATCATTACCAGCATCAACAAAAAGTAAGTGCGTGTCAGAGTCTCCTTCAGCTCTAAAGTCTATGTCTGCGCCTGTTTCGTTAAAAGTGATTTCGTTGTTAGTATCCTGAGTAATGTCTATAAAATTAACACCACCTGCTTGAATATTAATATCATCATCAGAAAAACTAATGAAAGTATCATCATCTCCGTTGTGGATAAGACATGCCCCAATACCAACACTACCAGCTACATCAAGCATATAATCTGGTCTATTTGTATTAATACCAAGCCTTCCCTCCAAATAATTAAATCCTGAACCTGAAGCACTAAGACTACCATTAGAACTTATGTTTCCGGATACAGTAAGCGCTTCTCCGGGTGAAGTTGTACCAATACCAATATGAGGATCGGAGCCAGTGGCTAGAATAGTACCATCAACCTCCAATTCGGCTTCAGGAGCACCTATACCGTTGATTCCTACCCTATTTGTAGATGCATCAGTCTTCAATAACGGGTTACCTTCATTAGCACCGGTACCCTTAATAGTAACATCTACATTATTACCACCATCATTGAATGTAATATCATGTGGCTGGGCGCCAGCATCGTTTAAATCTATGTACGATATACCACCAATATTAAATCTAAGTCTATCATCTGTAAAATTAAGATAAGTGTTAGGATCTCCGTTGTGGTAGATGTATTGGTCAACGCCAATGTCACCGGCTACATCCAAAGTATAGTCCGGTGAGTTAGTACCTATACCTACGCAATTACCAAAGCATGTGTTTCTACCGGCGCTTAAGTAAGGCGTTTGAATAGTACCATTATCATTAAAGAATATATCATCTCCGTTCTTGTCAACAAAGTGAGCTATAGGTTGACTACCATCTTGTTGTACAAATAAAGCTGGTCCTGTACCAGCATTTACTACTGAAAGAGCTGAAGTAGTAGATATGGTAGTATCTATACATGTTATGTCTCCTGTAACAGATAAGTTTCCAGTTATTGTTGTGTTATCGGAAAATGTCTTACAACCTGCTATAGTTTGATTACCGGAAGTTCTTACTACTGTACTATCAACAGCTACTGTATTATCTGTTATAGTTACTCCATCCCCTCTTCCTACAGTTAAAGTAACTGTACCAGATGTACCACCTCCAGATAAACCTGAACCAGCAGTTACTCCTTCTATTGTTCCAGATCCGCTTCCTCCAAAAATATCAGCTAAGTCTCGTCCTGCTGAAACAAATCCGTTACGTGTTGACGATGCACTTAAGCCTACTACATTAGCTCCTGCTCCAACTGATAAACTTTCAGTGACAGTAAGCCCGTTCTTTACCTTAAAATCTTTATTGGACATAACATGAGGTTCACTCTCCCCTCGCTATTATTTATTCCGCATGTATGTCTAATTTAATAAAAAGATGTACCTTCCACTATACAAGCTATACCACTTTCTGACCCTGTTATGTCTATATCAATTGTTGAGCCTGAACTACTAGCATCTACTGATTCTAGTAAAGAATCAGCTTGAGAATCTAAAATAGCATATGTAGTAGAAAAAACAGATGTATCATTATAGCTTACTAACATTTCGAATGTAGTACGCTTAGTACTCTTTGATAATGTTACTACTAATTTAGCAGATTTTAATCCTCCTTTATCAAAAGTATTAATAGTTGCTTCACTAGTCCCTACGGTGCCATTAAAAATATTTCTTTTAGTTATAGTAGTATTGCTTCTTTGTTGTAATTCATCAGATAAAACTACTTTATTACTAGCGCTTAAAGATTGGGAAAAGGTATTAGTAGCATTAGTTCTAGCTACTGTATTGTTAACCTGAATACTATCTGCATTAACAGTTATACCATCACCGGCTGCGGCATTTAAAGTTACCGTGCTCGTTGTCCCGCCTCCGGTTAAACCATCCCCAGCTACTACATTTGTAACTCCTGCATCAGCTGCTTTAGCAAAGATGTCAGCTAAATCTCTACCTCCTGAAAGTAGGGTCTGTGATGCATCTAAGCTCTTTACATCTAAATTACTGTCTTTGGCTTGTACTCCGACAGATCCTCCTCCACCACCATAATTTTCTATATGACGTCGTAAATTTCTTAGCTCATCACTAAATCGTTGATTGATTGTACTTTCAAACTGAGATTTAAATTTCTCCGGATTAAACTCTTCTTCCTCTTCTTCAGGTTGCTCGGGTATATTATCCGTTATAAAATCTTTTAATTGCCTTACTTCATTCTTTACATCGTTGTTAATAATATCTTTTAAGCTTCTAATCTCTCTTTGTATATCTTCCTTTAATACCTTCTTTTTATCTTCTATAAGCCTAATAATACCTTGTTTTGTATTATCATTTAGTGTAGCATATTCTGTTTGAATTTTATTAATTCTGGAATTAAAATATTCATTTATTTTTAAATTAGCTTTTTCAGCTTTTTCTGTTAATTCTTCCTTTACAACCTCTATTGAAGAATAAACAGATTTAGTTTTCCTATTAAGAAGTCTATTATATTTTTTAGTTGATGTCCTAATACTATCTTCAAGTATAGAATCTTTTTTCTCTAAAAGATCTTTATATTGTTGTAAGTCTTTCTTAGATTGTTGATACTTATTTTCAATTAATTGTTCAGCTTCTTCTAGCTTTTGCTCAAGTATACTTTTATCTTTATCAACCTTTTCAGTTAACTCTTTACTTTTTTCAATAGATTTTAAAAATATATCTTCTTTTACTTTACTATAAGTCTGATCATCTATTCTCTTTAATAACTTTTCATCAAGTAATTTTATTGAATTAGATAATTGATCTTTAATTGATGTTATTTTATTTGTAAGAACAGAAGAGGAAGAATTCATCTCTTCTTTTAGATTATCAACCTTAGATGTTATATCAGTATGAGCTTCATCAATTATCTTTAATGATTCATTTAAATGAGACTTTACTTCTTCTACCTTTTGTGAAGCCGTAGAAAAGCTTTCTTGTAAATTTACATTTAAATTATTATAAGCTTCACTAACTTTATCAGCAGTTGCTTCATCAGCTCTTACTAAATTAGCTATTTCCTCTGCGAATTGCTCTTTAAGTAAATTAAATTTAATTCCATACTCTTCTAAGACTTGTTTATTATTTTCTATTCTTGGAGATAAGGCTAGAACTTTTTGCTCATAAAATGATTCGAGCTCATAATCAATTTCTTTTTTAAGAAGAATATTGTTTTTTTCTGTATCTTCTGTAATAACCTTTTTGTAATCTAGATTATTAATCTTATTTAACAAGAAAGACGAATCGTTTTTAAGTTCTCTTTTAAGTGAGTGTAAGCTTTCCTTTAAAAAGTTTTCAAGCTTTTTAATTTCTGATAAATCAACTTCTTGAGTAGCTAACATTCTGTATATATTTATTTCGAAACATTAAGAATATATAGCTTCTCCTTTAATTATAGCAGTTCTTTCTTCATCTGTTGATGATATATTTAAAAATACTTCGTCATTCGAAAGTGATATACTAATATCGTCTAATTCACTATTATTTTGAGCATCAACTATACCGTAAACGGTTCCAGATACAGATGTTCCGTTATGAGAGACTAAAACTTCACAAGAGGTAGAACCTGAATCGCTAAAAATTGTAAGAAGGTACTTTACTAACTTTAAATTTGTTCTACTAAATACTGCAACTTTAGTAGTTGTAGTACCAATATTTTGAGTAACGAAACTTTTTTGTTCTATACGGTGACCTTCTCGTTCTATAGCAAAAGTATCTTGTACTTTTAAATTACCGGTAATTGTACCTCCAGATTTTTCTAAATATTTGTCATCTGCTTGATTAGCAGTAATAAAATTAGAATCATTTCTAAGCAAAGATAAGTCATTACCCGCAGAAAGGTAAACGGGATTAGGCTCGTTAAACTGATTACCCGTTAAGCTAAAATTATAAGTTAGTAGTTGATTACCATCTACTACTTCCGGATCGAAAGAAACTCTTATTCCACTTAAACCTTTAAAATTAAAAAATCTACCCATTAAACATATTTAATGGGAGTAAAATTTATTGCCATGAATGATAAGCCATCAAATGTTTTCGAGTTAAATTTTACTTTTTTGTCTAAGGATATTAACTTTTTAACTGCGCGTTTAGACAAACATACTACTTCATCGCTACAGGAATTAATTTCAAACGTTCTACAATTAGTCCGCTGAGTAAGTTTTTTATGCTTACTACCTTTTTCAAAGGCTGGAGTACTTATGTCAGCTTTAATAATTGCTAACTCTTTAAAATAATCGCGTAAAAAATAATTGGGGAAGAGCAAGTTACTGTTAACTAGAAAATAATAATCGTATTGATGTTTACTTTCATCTTTAAAATAGTTATAGAATGTTAAGAAATTTTTTATATTACATTTATCAGAAGAGTTGAAAAAATAGTTTGAAATACCATCTAACTCCTCCTCTCTATCATAATCAAATCCTGTATACGCTAAAGCAGTTCTATAGTCTTTCTCAACATTTATCCAATACTTAAAAGCTACAGCTCGTTTATCTTTGTCTGTAACTGTGCTAAATACTAAACACTTAGGCATTACTTTCTAGTTTTACCTTGGCCCCTATACTTCTTTTTATAGCACTTGCTGTTTTTATTATTAGAGCTTTTCTTTTTAGAAGGGCAGCCCGGGCGCCTTTTAACTTTTCGTTCTTTTACTGTAGTATTTTTTCTTTTCATCTGTTTATAAATTGCATGTACCAGTCACTAATTTCATAATGAAAATCTTTTTCTGAAATATTTTCATTATCAATATCAATAAAGCTATAAGCTTCATTCATATCATCACGTTCATAAACTAAGATTCGTTTATCAATTGAATCTAACCTAAAAATATAATTTTCAATATTCGCTTCCATTTAATACAAAGGTTTTAATCTCTTCTAATGCCATTCTCGCTAGCCATAGATATATATTCAATTCAATCTCATTTGATACATTTTCACCAACATTACTATCTAATATAAAGTATACCTTTAGATTATCAACTACAGGCTCCTCATTATTATTTAAACTCCAAGTAGCGTCGGCGAGTATCCCGTCGCCTGGTTCTATAGGCGACGGGAGATATACTCTATGAACTTGTATCATTAAGCGGCAGTAAGTAGTGTAAGTCCTTTCCGCGAAAGATTAGAGTTAGTCATATTGCGGATAAACTTAGCAGCGGACTGCTTTCCGTTATGAGTTTCATATTCAGTAAGAGCATTCAATGCATCCCATCTTGTTTCTCCGCAATTACCTCTACCACTTTCAAAAAGCTCTACGATTCTTTCACGCTTATTAACGCGTCGTGTAGACTCTTCCGCTTCAACAGGAATTAATTTTTGCGTAAGCTTTACCATCTCGTTTCTCGAAAACTTAAGTCCTTTAAGATTTTTCATAATACCTTCAAAGTTTTTAGCAGACTCTACTGAGGTAATAATACTATCAATCATAGATTTTACTCTATCATCAAAGGTACTAGCGTGATGAGCGCGATTATCTCCGGAGCTTTTAATAAGGTGAAAAGCATTATCACATGAAATGCGAATAGTAGAAGGGACAACTTTATTAGATCCCATACCGGAATGATCAATCACGGTATAAAAATAAGGATTAACCTTATCACCATCTACATTAATAGGCTCAGGTAGTTTAGATTGAATAACGCATTTTTTACCATTTTTCGACTCAGTATAGCCTACATGGTTAATATCGCCAATTTTCTTTGACGCCTTATTAATAACATCAACCATTTCCTCCATTTGAATAGGTCGATAACTCTCACCCACCATACCTAGATGATGACCTGTATCGGTACGCCGTAGCGAAAACGCTCCAGGAATACTATTACTATTCCGATCAAAGACCGGCTCTTTACTAACCTCAAATTGAGGTACTTGCTCTAACGATTCGATTTCTGTGAAGAATCCCATTTTATTTTATTGTTTGTTTGTTTGTTTTATCTTGTTACTCTTTTATTATATCAGAGTTCCTAACGCATTCTACTAAGTTCAAGATCTCTGAACGTATCATTTAACTTAGTAGAAGAATCATAAATTTTAATTAATTGAGTAGTTAGCCGTTCCATTTTTCTAGCATCTACTTCTTCTCTAGAAGTATAATACTCTTTCCAGCTTTTAAATTGAACCGCGTGATTCCAAAAACCAAAGAGATTAAACTGTAGACAATGACGTATTTCATGTAGTAGAGAGCTAATTAAATATCTTTTTTTAGTATTGCTAGTATCTAAGCCAATCAAATAGTTACGCTTAGTTTTTTGATGAACATACGAAGTACCAGGTATTCTACTTTTATGTACTTTTACTTTTAGATAGATTTTTTTCTTATGATTATACTCAAGTATAGTAGTAAGTAAAGTTTCTAATAATTTAAAATCTAGTTTAGTTTCTTGCTTTATTCCCTTTGAAGGTTCTAATAATATCATCCTACTTTTTTAATAACCGGTTCTGTGCAGCCTTGACTAAGCAATTTATCTCTTGCAATCTTAGCTTCATCGAAAGTATCGAGACGTTCCTTTAGAAACCGCAAGACAGCGTCTCGACTCTCTCTATATTCGATAATATATCTACCGAATTCGAAAGGTTTCTTGGGAAATCTCTTCTTCACACTCATATTATATCGTAGTTCCTATTATTTTAAATAAATATTTATATGTTTGAAGAAATAATTCTAGCCAATAGTAAGGAAAAACAAGCGAAACTAAAGGAACCCGCTCTTAGAGCTTATAAAAAACCCGATATTGGCGTGGATATTAATAATAAATCTGCCTATTATGTTATTAGAGATTGCGCATTAATTACATCAAAATACCTGGCTCCTTACATATGGGCTACTTTTGAAGATCCTTTTGACGCGTTGAAGGGAAAGTTTAAGATAGAAGATATCAAAGATTTTTTAAAGAGGGCAGAAAAAGAAACAGATGCAAAGCATTTAAAGCATATTATTATTGGTGATATTAAGAGTAGGTTTGAAACTACAATAGTTACTTCATCCGCTTTCGATTATAGTAAAGAAGAAGATGATATATATAGCAGCTACTATAGTGATACTGAGGAGGTTGATAATGATACTGTAGAGACGCAAATGACAGAAGAAGAGATGTTAGTTAAATTTTTTAAAGTTAGCTAAATTCAAGCTTGATAGCCTTTAACATAATATTCTACAGTCTTCTCTAAGTTGAATTTTTTTTGATCGACTACGCTTTGTAGCTTAGGATGAATAGTATCTAAATCGTATCTAAAATCATGACCTAATCTATCCTTTACGAATTCAATATATTCACCTTCTCTACTATACTGAGGATATTTCTCTATAAGCGTTGAAATTATTTCATTAACTAAATCAATATTACGCACTGATCTAGATCCTTCAATATTGTATATTTCTTTTACATCTTCAACAGTATGTGCTATTTCTATAATAGCTTTAGCATGATCTTCTGCATGGATCCATTCGCGAATATTATCTCCCTTCCCATAAACAGGAATATTTTTACCTTCTATAATCGATTTAATAACAGTAGGTATTAGTTTTTCTTCATGCTGTCGGGGCCCGTAATTATTACAGCACCTTGTAATTGAAGCGTTAATACCGTATGTATGTATATATGATTGAACTACTAGATCAGAGCTAGCTTTAGAAGCTGCATATGGAGAACGAGGCTGTAGCGGGTGCGTTTCTAAAAATGGTGAATCGTCTTCAGTAAGATGACCGTATACCTCATCAGTTGAGACATGCACCATTCTCGATTTCATCTCTTTTACAAATTCTAGAACATTTGCTGTACCTCTAACATTACTATCAATAAATGCTAAGGGACCTTCAATAGATCTATCTACATGTGATTCAGCTGCTAAGTGTAAAACATAATCAACGTCTCTATCTATAAATTGTATAGAGTTAGACATGTTTAACTTCCAATGATTAGTATTAGCTAAATCAAAACAGTAATTTTGTACCCTTGGATCATCAGTTATTAAATTTTCTTTACTAGAGCCTATACCCATCTTATCTATCTGATAAATTTTCTCTGTATCAGATAGTTTTAAAAGCTCCTTTACTACATAAGAGCCTATAAATCCACAACCCCCAGTAACTAAGTACGTACTCATTTTTTCTTTATTATATCTGGATTTTGTTTAATTGTTTGTAACGTAATAAGATCTTTTAATTTAGTGGTCGACCATTCATGCGACCGTGTAGTATAAATTACTTTAGGGGGTAAATCATCTCCTGTAAAAGATTCCTTTTCAATATAATCTTCGCCCAGTATTCTAATATCAGGTTTCCAGAATTTAATTAGATTAACTAACTCTTCTTCAGTTTGATATGTATAGACATCGTCAATATATTTTATAGCCATTAACGCTTCATAACGATTGTAGAGAGATATAACTGGTTTATATTTACTCTTTCTATGCAAGGAGGGATCTTTCTGCAAAAAAACTATAAACTTATCACAATGACGCTTAGCCTCTCTAAAGCATCTAATATATCCCGGGTGTAATAAATCAAAATTACCTGCGGTAAAACCCAATAAACCTTCTTTGTGCATATAATATATTAATCTAGGAAGTCATTTTTTCAAGGGCTCTATCTAATGCAGTATACTCAGAACTAATATTAAAATTATATTGTTGCTCTAGTCTAGTAGTATCTAGTATGCAATTTGATCTGTTAGCTTTCATTCCTAATTGGTCCATTTCTTTCCATTTCCAGTTAGGATTTTCAATACCAGCCGCTTTCATTTTTTCTACTATTTCTTTTGTTGATATAGGCTCCTTGTTTACAAAATGAATAGTTTCATAACCCTTGTAACCTTCTTTAATATAATGTTGTATAAAATTACAAAGTTCAGGTATATAAGTTTTAGAATTTATTGTATCAACTAAATTATCATAATTGTATATTTTAGTTAACACTGACCGTTCATGCATTGTATCGCAAAAAGGCATTCTTATTCTCAAATGCAAACCTGTATCGCTTAGCGTTTCGAAAGCATGTTTACTTTTAGAATAAAAAGAGGCTTCGTTACTATAAATTCCAAAATTAGGAGTATCATCTTCTTCCCATTCTTTCTCATACCCTGTATAAATACAACCAGAAGTAATATGAATAATCTCTGCACCCGTCTCATTACAAACCTTATTTAAATTAAGAGGTACCTGTACATTATATTTCCAGCATTCTTCTTTCTTGTTTTCACCTTCATCTACATTAGGTCTACCAGTAAAGCCGGAGCAGTTTATAATGTAAGTATCATCTATTACGTTAATTTCTTCCATTAAAGAAGTTTCATCTGTATAATCTAATTCTTCTTTTGAGAAAATTTGGACGTTAGGACGCTCTCCATATCTACCGGAGTGCTCACTTAGAGTATTAAACAGGTGATTACCAACATAACCTTTGCCTAGTATTATTATATTCATATTAAAAATTTACTTTTATTTTTTCGCTCGCTGTAGTTTGATTAAGATGTATATTATGTTCAGTTCTTCTATATACATTCAATCTCTTTATTATATCTGTAATTTTATTATAGCAATCGTAATCTGGCTTTAAAGTTATATAACCTTGTTTGTTAATCTTGCCTATATAATCTTTTTGAGAAGCTAGTTCAACAGTTTCATTTTTCATAATGTCGCTATTAAAGGTATTTCTATACTTTGTCTCATCATCTGTATTTCCCCACCAGTATATAAAATCTAAATTTAAATAATCAGCTTCTATTAAACATTCACATCTGTTAACTATATTATGGTGAATGCTCTGATCATCAAAGTTACTTCTTTCAAAAGACGTGTATCCCAAACTTTCAAACCACCCCTGCCTTTTTAAACTATGATTTGTAAACGAAGTATAGTCAGTAATGTAAGCTCTATTCTCTCCAAAATAATAAGCTGCTTCATTTCTGTAACATACTATGTCTGGATGAGCTTCATACTTTCTTACATGATTATTAATCCTCTCTGGTAGAAACATATCATCATCATCCAAAGGCATATAAATATCCCAATCCCACGATGCAAATAAATTACGCTTAACAGATAAATTTAAGTGTAAATCTAAATTACAAATATCAATTTCTGCATCAGGCTTGTCAAGCTTATACTTTACTCTATTATCATCATTAATGATTAGTAATTTTTTATTATTATAATTTATTTTTTTAAAGCTAGCTATTAATCTAGGTAAATAAGAAGGTCGACCATAGGTAGGTACAGCTACTAAGACTTTTGGTTCAGACATTTTATATTTCTAAAGTATTAGACTCATAAATTTTACTATGAGTTTTAGTACATCTAACAAACGTAGCGCACTTACTTAAGTGCTTTAGCTTAGCAGCTCCAACATACGTACATGTACTTCTTATCCCGCCTAAAATATCTTGAACAATATAACGCATAGGTCCTTTGTATGGCAGAACAACTCTACGTCCTTCTGAAGTTCTATAGTCCTTTAAGCCTCCGTTATGTTTCTCGTTAGCCTTCTTACTACTCATTCCATAGAACTCTACATACTCTTTATCATCGATAGTAATCTTTTCACCTCCTCCTTCTGTTGAACCAGCTAACATCGACCCAAGCATTACAAAATCAGCACCAGCACCAAACGCTTTAGCTACATCACCCGGGGTAGTACAGCCGCCATCAGCTATGATATGACCATCTAATCCATGAGCAGCGTCAGCGCATTCGGCAATGCAACTAAACTGAGGATAACCAACTCCTGTCTTTATCCGGGTAGTACAAACACTTCCTGACCCAATACCAACTTTAATAATATCTGCTCCAGCTAAAAGCAACTCTTCTACCATTTCACCCGTTACAACATTACCCGCAATAATATTACATTTAGGGAACGTTCTTCTTACTACCTTTATAAAGTCAACAAGAGCTTGTGTATAACCATTTGCTACATCAATACAAATATTACGTACTAAAGCTTTCTTATTAATACGAGCTAATCTCTCATAATCAAACTCGTTTCTACCTACTGTTACAGCTACATGTTTACCTTGATTATCTTGAAGCTCTTCAATAAGATCCTTTTCATCAATATCCTTCTTGTAACAAGTAAAGAGATCTAAATCTCTTAAAGTTCTTCCTACTTCTAACGTACCAACACCATCCATGTTAGCAGCCATAACCGGTATACCATGGTATGAACCACCGTATTTAAATTTAAATGTTCTAGTTAGGTCGACCTCTTTTCGTGACGTTAACGTAGATCTTTTTGGCCTGATTAAGACATCATCGAAGTCATATTTCAGCTCGGTTTCAATCCTCATATAATTATTATAATATGAATATTACCTACTTCCAGTATTATTCTAAATCATTTAAACTATCTATATGTTCTTTTATAGCTTCGATATTAACTTCATTTACAGTAAGAGCTTCTTCAACACTCTCAATTAATATATCAGCCATTTGCTCTAACTCTCCATCCTCAGCTTTATCTAATACCTCCTTAACTTCGTATAAAGTGTCGTACAGCTTTTCTATAGTTTCATCGAAACTCTTATTTAAATTCTTAGCCATAAAAAGTATTTATTAAACTTGTGATAATTTATAGTATTTAAATAATTTTTCTACATCTGATTTTAAATAATTTACATGGTAGCCAGAAAATCTATCATCATTTAAGTAAAAAATGATACACTTTCTACATTTTTTTCCAGAAAGCTTTTCATACATATAAGCATACATTGATAGCTGTAAAGCGTATGTATTAAACTCACATACTTGAAAATGATCTAACGGTTTTAACATTCTTTCTCCAAAAGAAGAACTAAATCTAAATTTTTTGTTAGTTTTAAAATCACCTAGAGTAAATTCATTACCTTTATGTTCGTATATTAAATCAGCAGTACCTGATACTTTAAACGTTTCGTCATATACTAAATTCTCACTAAGAACATCCTTAAATTTATCTATATGACGCTCTACTGCTTTATCATATGATTTAAAAAGCCACCCATAATTATCTGCTGTCTCGCCGTACTTAATATATTCTTCTAATAATTCATGTATAGCAGTACCTCTATCACAAGCTTTATTTTTTTCTTGCTCCCAAAGCTCTAAGACCATTTCTTGAGGAACACCCTCTCTTTCTGCTACTCTCGCAGAATGCCTATCTTTATCAAACGGTTTTTTAAATTTACCTAGTAGAGTAGTAACCGAAACGAACTTTTCCCCTGTATCCTTATGAGTATACGTATGTGACTCCGGATCAAAAATAATTTTCACTTACATATTTTACATGATAAAATGAGAAAATCAAATAAATAAATGTATGGGCGTAAAGATTTCAGACCTTCCAGCAGCAACTCACCTATCGGGTTTTGAGACCCAACCATTTGTACAATGTGGCCAGACTAGACAAACTTCAGTAAGTAGTGTTTTTTCGGGTATAACTGCACAGGGAGATGCAAGGTATTTTTGTTCAACTAATATAGCAGGTAACCAACAAGGAGTAGTTACTTTAGGAGGAGCTGGAGGAGCTACTGTTGGTTTTGGTCTTTCAACAGGAGATAGCCCAGCCTTTGCTTCTATTACTACAGCAGGGTTAACTTTAACTGCAGGAAGCTTAGCTGCTGGAAGTAGCCCTTTATCTGCTAATAATATTTCGGTAGCAACTAATTTAACAGCAAGTAGTATTGAAGGTACCTCACTTTTATCTGCTGGTGTAGGTGGTATAACTACTTCAGGTAATCTAAGTTCTGGTAGAAATATAGCAGCTACAGGATCAGCTTATATAGGAAGTGAGCATGTAATATCAGGAACTGCTTCTAGTATTTTAGGTGGGGTTGAAAATAATTTAGGATCAAGTACATGTGCAGTTATTGCTGGAGGTTGTTGTAATGCAACGAAATCTTTTTCTTTTATAGGTGGAGGACATTGTAATGTTGGTTGTGGAAGTTGTATTGTTATAGGAGGAGGGGAATGTAACAGTGCATCATCTAACTTTAATGTAGTAGGCGGAGGAAGACAAAATGATGCCTGTGGAACATTGTCATTTATAGGAGGTGGTTGTGACAATCATACTACCGCAGCATGTTCTACAATAGCTGGTGGGTACCAAAATGAAGTAAAGTCTAATGCAGGTGCCATAGGGGGAGGGAAACAAAATTCAATTAATGCTACTTTGGGAACTGTTGGAGGTGGTCTTAATAATACTATATGTGACGGGGCAAATGCTAGCTTTATTGCCGGTGGTTGTTGTAATACAGTTAAATGTACTCATAGTAGTTCAGCAATCGCTGGAGCTTCATACATGGATTCTGTAAGCTCTAACATGTTACATGCTTGTACGCTATATCTTATGGCTTCAGCTCTACCTACTGCAGATACCGGTGTTGCAGGAGTTGTATGGAAATGTGTATGTGGTGGCAACACCTTCCTAATGTTATCTCAGTAGTAAGTTGCAATACCGCCTTTTATTGATTAACTATATCAATGGCTACAACTATTTTTCATATTGAAGGAGGCATTGGTAAGCATGTTGCTAGTACGGCAGTTATAAGTGCATATAAAAATACATATCCCGATAAAAAAATTATTATAGTATGCGCGTGGCCAGAGGTTTATTTAGGTAATAAGGATGTTGAAAGAGTTTATAGAATAGGTAATGTACCTTATTTTTATAGAGATTTTATTTTAAATAAAGAGGTTGAGATATTTTCTCATGATCCCTATCGAGAAACTGCACATGTAACAAAAAAACTACACTTAATTGATACTTGGTGTAAAATGATTGGTGTAAAGAGAGAGAAGGGTAAATTAAATTTAAATTTTAATATTAGAGAGAAAGATGCGATAGATCCAGGTTTAGCTAAAATTAATAAAACAAAACCTATAATGATATTTCAGCCTTTTGGAGGACCTGGTAAAGATCATCAACCGCATCCCTACTCCTGGGTAAGAGATATACATCCTGAAGTAGCTCAAGATATTGTTAATCAGCTTCATGAAAAATATTTAATAATTCATGTATGCTACGACTTTCATCCTCAACTTAAAAATGTAATACGATATGAAAAAACGGTAGCTAAGAAGGAATTATTTAATTTATTAAGATATTCAGATAAGAGGCTACTTATCGATTCATCTTTACAACATGCTGCTGCAGCAATGGGGCTGCCTTCTACTGTAGTATGGGTAGGTACTTCACCTAAGATTTTTGGCTACGATCAACATATTAACGTTACCCCGCCAATAGAACACCCTGAAGGTCATATAGATAGTTATATATTCGATTACAACTTTACGGGTGTAATGCATGAATGCCCTTATGAAAATGTCGAGCATATCCATGATGTTAAAGAAATACTTAAAGACTTTTAAGACTTTAACACGGTAAGTACACTACTTAACGCGTCGTATGATGATGCCCATCCTGCTTCGTTAGATGTAATAAATGTAAATTTACCGGCTGCAGAGAGTGTACTAGTAGGTAGGTGTATAGTAGCTATGTTATCATTACCCACGCTAAACTTTTGATTATCTAATTTATAACCGCTAATTGTTGGGCTTACAGCAGAAGTGATTTCTTGATAGTTCGAAAAGAAATCATCTACATTTGAAGATAGATACCAATTATTATTATAACTAAATCTTTTACCATATAAAATATAATCATTATCTCTACTGCTTAACGCTCCTGTATTACCTCTTATGGGGAAGATAGAACCCGTCGTTGAATAAAAGATATTAGTAAACTCCGGAATGGCTGATATTGCAGCTAATTCTGAGTAGTTTGTTGGTACTGAATCGTTGTAACCTGATAAAGCTGAATAACCTTGTTGCTCATAAGATAAAAATTCAACAGTTTCATCTAGAGGGTTATATAATCTATTTCTTAAATCAACATTTATAAAGTTATTATTAACTTCATATATAGTACCAACAGTATCTTTTTGCTCTGGAAATAACCACCCCTTAATAGTAAAAGAGGTATCTATTACTACTCTAAATTTATCTGAATATGTTGTATCAGTAGGCGCATTATAATTAAGACTACCTGACCATAATACCTCGGATCGTATTTCTTGATCATATTCAGCTCCAAAATCTCGAGGTACTCTCCAAGATAATATAATATAAGGATTATTATATGGAGCAAAGTTAGATACTATCTGATCTGCATCTGCCATGTACCTAGTCATTATTGACATATTAACTTCTAAATTAACTGGAACAGGCATTAGAAATTTAGATGACTTCTCAGGAGCATCAGTTAAACTACCAGGAACAAAAGTGGGTGTAAGTTTATTAAAAACACGAGATTCATCTCTCGTTACACTAGCTAAGTTAACTGCTACAACAGGTAAAGTTAAATTTTGCGCTCTATTAACAATATCATACATTACCCTTTGCTTAGGAGCGAATACATAACGTACTTCAATATCCTGCTTAGGGTTTCTGTTTCTATCGAAACGTGAAATAACTGTATCATCAAACGCTGCTACAAACTGCGTTAGAAGATCCTTAATCTCAAAATGAAAAGCTCTATTCTTCAATATATATATTTATTAGCAAAACCTATCTATAAAGTATTTTGGCAACTTATGACTATTTTTAATAACACTTTCTACTATAGCTGCATCTAAAATATACGTAGTACAAAAATCTTTATGAGACCTTACTCCTCGACCGCATGACTGTATAAGAGAACAAAGCATTTTATTCTCATACCATATAAAATCATCTTTCATCATTTTTTCTATTCGTTTATCTTTTGTAGGTAGATAAGGAGCTTTAATAATAATTTGAAATCTAGCTAAATCATCTCTTAAATCTACTCCATAAGACATAGAAGGTGATATAAGTACTGTTGCATCTTTACTGTTTACGTGCTGTTCCAGTATTTCTTCGTTACGTACACCAGGTTCACGCGCTAAGAATCTTCTACCTGATAATCTATCAGCTATAAACGTTGTAATATTTTTATTTCTAGAATGAATAATACCCTTATCATTTTCATGAAATTTGCAAATTTCATCTATCTGCTTTACTATTTTAGGCAGATTCTTATCCATATTATAATAATTTAATTTTACTTTAGTATTGCAATATATAGGAGCTTTTTGCGAGTCAAAGGAAGACTCCGCTTCAACATACTTAAACTTTTTAATTCCAAGCGTTTTACAAAAATTAGAAGGATCAATAATAGTAGCAGACATTAATATTACTTTATCAGCATATTTAAAAAGATAATTAGATAGTTTATCTACTTTAAGGGGCATAAAAGTAATACCTTTTGAATCTTTGTCGTATACGTATTCGCTATCATGCCAGGTCTCTATAATTAGAGAAAGTTTCGAATGTAAGTTATTTAAACTAATAAGCTCTCTTTTCTTCTCTATTAAATATTTTTGCTTAACTTTAGAAGTAGTAGTTATAACTTCTTTGAGCCAATCTATTCTTTCTTTTAAGTCAAGAGTCAATATGCTAATCCACTTAGCTACATTATTACCTTTAGTATAAAGCGGTCTTATTTCAATATCTGATCTCTTTAAAAAATCAAAATTTATATTACAAGAAAACTCTTTAACTAATTGATCTTCTAGCTCAGAGGCTTCATCGCAAATTAAATACTGTCTTCTTTTTAGATGTTCAGGTAACGAGAAGAACATATTATAATTTAAAGTATTAAACCGTGATGTAAGAGCTACGTTACGTTGCTCATAATATGGACAAGTTCTATTATTCCAACATTCCTCTCTTATCTTAGGTAAATGCAAACAAGGAGCTACTTCAACATTAAAGCTTTCATCTACAGAGCATTGATAGTTAGACTTACCCTTTAAAACTTCTATATCATTAAATAGATCTTTATATTGATCTTGTAAAGCCTTAGTAATAGTTAAGGCTGTGCAGCCAAAGGGCTTCTCCTCTAAGCATTCGTCTTCATACGTATAGCCTCCTCCCTGTGTTCGTTTATACGCTAAATAACTAGTTACCGTAGATCTATATTCTTTAGAGCATTGATTAGCTATATTACCTATAGTTTTTGATATAAACGATTTACCTGAACCGGTAGGAGCATTACAAACTACAAATTTATGACCATCTTCAAATGCTTGATCTATATTTTTAAGAAGCTTTACTTGTTGCGGATTAGGATCATATCCTTGAGGAAAGCTATTTAGAAGACCGGCAATCACGCCTTATTATACTATAGTCTAATCTGTAATCAAGAAGTATAATAGATTATCGTAAAGCTTAGATTTTGAACTGCTATCCATGCATTTTACAAAAATTGAATTTCTATCTGGTATAAATGCACTAAGTTCATAATTAAACACGAGACTATCTTCTCTAGGTTCAATTCTAAAGGGGTAAGGTAATTCTAAGTTTTTTGTTTTACCTTCATATTCTAATGTTAAGAAAACATTATATTGTTTAATTTGAAAAAGCTTCAATCGACCTCTCTTAAGCAATTTTTTATCTGTTCGTATCTCTACGTTAGATAAAAGCAGAGGCTTTAATGATTGAGTGACTTTTTCTAAATTAAAATTCATGATTTTAAAAATTCTAACTTTTGATCCGCTGACATCGGATATACACTCTCATTAAAATGTACCCAAAAATCATCATTAGCTGGCCATTGCTCAATAAGATTAACTTGGTCAGCACTAATGGTTCTAAATGACTGCATTAAAATATCCCAAACTATAATTAAATTTTGCTCTACGACATTTGTTTGTGGAGCTCCTTTAGGAGGTTTATAGTTAAGAGTGATTCTACCGTTAGTTGAATTTAAAAGTTCTGTTGATTTAGTACATAGCATCCTTCGTGTAGGGGGAAACCCAGGCTTCGGGGTTCTCCTTGCAAATCTAATATCTACTACGTTATTTAGTAATATAGAATTAAGAGCTGCTCTCTGTACTATCATCTTTGCGTTTACAAATACCAAACATTCTTTCTTCGTTAAGAAAGATTCCCTTTTCTACTTTCTTTTTACCAGCAACTGATATATTAGAAATACTTACTCCCATATTATTAGGAAAGATAACAATGTCTCCTTCTTTTGCATATTTGGTTTCTGGTCCTGCTAAGATAATCCTACCCTTTCGCCATGCTTTAGTAAGAGCATTTGTAGGTACTACAATTCCATTTCTAATAACTTCATCCCCCTCATCAGTTTCATCGACATATTCTACTAGTAGAATATCATCAAAAATAAAATCTAGATCATAATCATCTAAACCGAAATCACCTTTATCTTTTTGAGTTAAATCAATAAGACTTCTAGTAGGTGCCAGATTGTCTATACTTGCCATTGCCATACAGCTATTTACTTAGTTATTAGCTTTTATCCAATCCTCTAATTTAACCTTAGGTTCCCAACCTAATAATTTTTTAGCTTTGCTATTATTAGCTTTTGTATCTTGTGCTTCACCTAATCTAGCAGGAATAAAGGTTATATCCCCTCCTACTAATTCAGCAACTTTAAGTATACTATGATTAGTACCAGTACCCAAATTTATTAATTGACCTACTGGTTTTTTATTTTTTAAATCAGCAGCTAAAATATTACCCTCTACAATATCATAAACATGGGTAAAGTCTCTAGTCTTTTCTCCATCTCCAACTACAGTAAGCTGCTCCCCGTCATTCTTTTGTCTAATAAAAATACCAATGACAGGCGCGTATTGACCTTTAATTGGGTGACGTTCTCCGTAAACGTTAAAATATCTAAATACTATAGTTTCTAAACCATATATATCATAATACATTTTGCATAATTTTTCTCCAGCTACTTTAGTTACAGAGTAAGGGTTTAAGCAATCATCTTCCATTTCTTCATCAAGCGGTATACTGTTCTTTAATCCATACCCAGAAGATGTTGAACTATATATAACACGTTTAACTCCTGCTTCATTTGAACACTGTAATACCGTACAAGTACCAACAGTATTAGTCTTAGCGGCTAAAATAGGATTTTTTAAAGTTGGTTGTATTCTCGATTCTGCTGCAAGGTGAAAAACAACATCTACTCCATCATACAAGATACGTGTATTTTCATAATCGCATATATCTCTTTTATAGTAAGATACCTTTTTATTTTTAGCATAATAAAATTTTTCATTTGTTTCGCTAGATAAATTATCAATAACAACTATCTCATCAAATAAATTAATTAATCTATCAACTAAGTTAGATCCAATAAATCCACAACCACCGGTAACTAATGCTTTACTCATAATCTTCAATATACTGTTTAAGTTCTCGTACTGATATATTTTTATTTTTAGCCATTATTTCTAAATTAAGATCTTCATCTTTTTCTTTCTTAACTTTCTTAATATAAGATATCTTTTTCCACTTAAGCCTAGGAATAAGATAGTAGTATAGCCTATACACTCTCTGCTTATCTTCAAATATAGTACTAAATTTATTTAAAGTTTCATTAGTAAAAATCGACATACTTTTATCATAAAACGAAAGCCATCGATTAAACAAGAAAGGTACAAAAGCTTGTTCACCTTCCGCATCTAAATAATCAGCATTATCTTTTTTAGAGTAAAATAATTTATTTTGTAATTGAAAAAAATTCATAATTTATATGCATAATAGACTATCTCTATATATGTCTTTTGATTTTAGTAGCTCACCTCCTTTATTAAACCATTTTTTTGGAAAAATGTCTATTTTATGATTACTTAAAAAACTTCCCCACCAAGAAAAGGTACTATTACACCCAACGAAATATTTACCTCTAGTTAGTAGGTATAAGTCTTCTATTTCATCTCGAGTTTCAATAATTAGATCATTATCAAATTCTTTTCTAACTGCTTCTTTATCATCAGTTACCAAAATATTTGTTAATTTTGTCTTTGTTTTACTTTGAATATAATCCTGAGCTTGCTTATAGTAATCTTTTGAAATAAACGAGTATACGTTATTATCCTTGTAGTCACCTCGTCTAATATGATTTATTATAAATTGACCATCAATATTTGCAATAGCTCTATCTATTCTAACTTTTCTTAATCTAGGAAAGTTAAATAAACTTTTAACTTCTTTATGATATTTTTTAAAGTAATTATAGCTTTGAAAATAACCATTTAGTATTATGTTATTTTTAACGGGTATTTTTGAATAAGTAAAAGTAGGCTCGTTATAGGTTTCTGAAAACGTTAAATCTGTACTTACTATATTTTTAAAAATATTATTTTTATATTTAGTAGGATGAAAGAAGCAAGGGTTACAATGCTTTTTATAATTTATAGCTACAAAAGAATTTAATTCTTTAGCTATAGCATAAGCAGCTGCTATTTGAAAGAGATTATTTCCTAACCCTCCATATAGTTCAGGAATAATCACTATATTCTCTCATCCCAATATTCAATCATTTCATCAATTAGATCTTCAAAAGAATATTTAGGTTCCCATCCTACTCTGTCTCTTAGCTTTGAGCTATCACCTTTGAGAACATCAAGCTCTTCAGGTCTAAAATATTTTGCATCAGTTTTTATGTACTGTGTTGGATCTAGATCTAACTTTTTGAAGGTATAATTAACTAAATCGCCGACAGTATGCGATATACCTGTAGCGCAAACATAGTCGTCGGGAGTATCTTGTTGTAGTATTTGCCACATAGCTTCAACATAGTCTTTAGCATGACCCCAATCCCTTGCAGCATCTAAATTACCCAATCTAAGTTCTGTAGCTAGACCTTTCTTAATTTGTACTGCAGTCTTAACTACTTTTGAAGTAACAAAGTTACTTCCTCTTCTTGGTGATTCATGATTGAATAAAATTCCATTTGATACATGCATGTTATAAGACTTTCTATAGTTTCTGCATATATTATAAGAAAATACTTTTGAACAACCGTACGGTGAAACTGGACTCATTGGAGTAGTCTCTCTTTGAAAACCATCCTCATCTATATTGTTACCAAACATCTCTGATGAAGATGCCTGATAGATTTTTACCGATGGATCATAAATTCTCGCAGCTTCAAGTAAATTTAACGTACCCACTCCTGTAGTAAGCGCAGTATAAACCGGTTGATCAAAGCTAATTCTCACATGCGATTGTGCAGCAAGATTATAAATTTCATTAGGTCTAGATATATGAATTGCATTTAAAAGAGAAGAAAGATCACTAAGATCTGCATATATTAAATTATCTACTATTTTAGGAAATATTTTATCTAATCTTGCAGTTTGATTTTCAGAAACTGAATTTCGCTTTACTGTTCCGTATACTTGGTAGCCTTTCTCTAAAAGAAATTCTGCTAAATACGAACCATCTTGTCCATTAATACCTGTTATAAGAGCTCTTTTCATACAATAATTTTAGTAGTTGCTATCCACTGATCTTTTACTTCGCTATTAAAGGCACTGATAACAGCCTCCATAACGTTTTGAACTTGTAAATCGTCTAAATTTGAAGAATAAGCAAATCCAGGAGCTTTCTTTCCAGCATTAATATTAATACCAGTATGACCAAGCGCTACGTTATCTTTACTATAGGTAATAGAAACACTAACTTTACCGCGGTCATATTTTTTATCATCACTTCCAATAAACGTATCATTTACCATAATATCATCACCATCCATAGATATACTTTTATTAATCGATTGACCTACCATCGATGCAATAGTAGTATTGAATAGCCGTTGAAAAGCTACAGCTCCTAGAGGACAGAGATTAGGTATCTCCCAGCAAAAATTAATAGAGTCGTCAGAGTGAATAAAATCTTTAGCTAGAGTATCTTCTAAATCGATAAGGTTGTCACTAACATACATAGGAGCTCTAAAAGCTACAATATTACCAAAGGGTGATACTTCTTTCCGAAAGAACTTATAAGCAAAACGCTCGTGAATTAAGTCTCCATTATAAACTTGTTGATCAATAATCATATAATATATATTATTATAATATTCTAGGAATTCAATATACTTTCTAGGTTTAATTCTTCAAAATAATCTTCTAAGTAGTAATCCATATATTTGTATTCTTTTTTGAGATTTATATCTTCAGGGTGAATAAAATTAATACTATATTTAAGCTCCTTACTATAAGCTTCTAGCATTTCTGGTGTTACTTGCTGGATAGGTATACAACCTAACTCCAAAGCTTCATAAAATCTTAAATTTATAAAATCACCACACCCTAGCGGGTTAAGAACGTATTTATAACTTGATAAAATTTCTAAATATTCTTGATAGGTTAGTTTTCTATTAGTTACTTTTATTTCTAGAGGAATTTTAGTAGATCTACTGCTTATATAATTTAAGATTTGCTGTCTTCTATGATACTGAGGACCTTCTGCTTGTCCTAAAAAAACTATACTATTTTTCTTTTCTGTATTCTCTACCTTTAATTTTTGACTTTTAGATAAAAGGCCATGTTTATTTAAAATAGCACCTTTTATTTTACGATCTTTTAAATCACCAAATAATTGTGTCAAGTTATTGATGGTTTCAACCTTCCTTTGGTGATCTGCATTCCATGGAAATTGGCTACTAAATATTTTTTCTATATTGAATAGTAAAACTTTTAAATTAAGTTCATTTAGCGTATTAATAAAGTCATCATTTTTCCATACATTTACATGTGGTATGAAATGTTCATCTACTATAATAAGTAAATCAATTTCAGGTAGTTGTTCTTTCGAAATTATATCGATAAAGCTACTATCTTTAAAATAATTTTTTAAAGCTTTTCTAAAATTATCAAAATTTATATGACCAACTTCTTCTTGATCATCTAAACATAGTAAGCCTATTTTTGTAAAAGTGCCCATGTTATTACTGGATTTTCTATTTCATTTACACCTGGGGTTTCAAGCTGTCTATATTCACTCCACCCTGGATTTCTTGTCCAAAGTTTAACTAAATATTCTTCATTTCCCCATTGACCTATTTCTTTTACCTTATAACCATTTTCTTCAGCTAGGGCAGCCAATCCCATAGGTGTATAGCCTATATAGTAGTGAAATGGTTCACTGTGTGGTGCGTTACAAGCTGGTACATTAATATAAAGATAACCACTATCTGCTAGATACTTTTTTATATTTTTAAGACAAAGAGAGGGATTATATACATGCTCTAGCGTCTGTGATAAAATGCAAAAATCAAAATTATTTTGCTTTAACTGTAAGTTATGTAAATCGTATTTTTCTTCATTATCTTCATAATTTACATTTAGATAGCTTTTATATCTACCTTTTAAATATTCAATTTCCGGATCCTGTTCACCATTAAAAAGAAGAAGCTTTTCAATTTGAAAGTTATATTTTTCGATATAGGATTCAAATTCTAACAATGATATAACTCTAGGAAAATCTTTACCTTCCCATTTCCACTTCTTATTATTTTTTTCTAAAGGTAAAGGTACGTACCTGTTCTTATATTCATTTGTATAATTTACCTTTACAAATTTTTCATATAGCTCTCTAATTTTATCGCTACTTAAAGACATCAATATAATATATAAGAGATGTGGTTGATAAATGCAAATAGTTATATAAAATATAGTGTTGAAAACGATAGACAAAAATATAGTTTTAGCTAGTGATCATAACGGTGTAGTGTTAAAGCGTGAGTTGAAAAGTATACTCAAAGAGGCAGGTTATAATCCTATCGATATAGGGCCTTATAGTGATGTTGATAGCGTAGATTATGTTGATTACGCGAATCAACTTAGTTCTATAGTACATAACGGAGACATAGAAAAGGGCATTCTTATTTGCGGAACAGGGGTAGGAATGAGTATAGCAGCTAATAGATTTAAAAATGTAAGAGCGGCATTAGTTCATAATTTAGATTCTGCTCCAAAATGTAGAGAGCATAATAATTCTAATGTATTGTGTTTAGGTAGTTGGATATCTACTACAAGAAATGCTAAGGAAATTTTAGAGCAGTGGCTTGATACACCTTTTGGTGAAGGAAGACATGTAAAACGAGTTGAAAAAATATCAGATCATAAGCCTGAAACGGTAGTTTTTACTAATGGTATTTTTGACTTGTTACATTTAGGTCATATTGAAGTTTTAAATTTTGCTAAGAGTTTAGGAGACAAATTAGTTGTTGGTATAAATTCAGATAGGGCTACTAAAGAATTAAAAGGTCCAGAAAGACCAGTAACTAATGAAAGCGATAGAAAAAATATTCTTTCTTCCTTATCTGTAGTAGATGAGGTAGTAATTTTTGATAATATTAAAACTGAAGATATAATAAATGATATTAATCCAGATATAGTTGTTAAAGGTGGTGAGTTTACAGCAGAAGAGATAAGAAAAAGAGATAATATTCCAGATCATATTCAAATTAAAGTCGCTCCTTTATTTGATAAAGTTACATACTCCACAACTAAAGTTATAGAAAAGGTTAGAGAAAATGTTAAATCGTAAAAAAGTTTTAGTAATAGGAGATTTAATCTCAGATGAATATTTGTATACGAGAGCAGTTGGTCTTTCACTAGAGTCACCAACTCTCAAGGCTGAATATGTTTCTAAAAAAAAGCAGCTTGGAGGAGCAGGAAATCTTGTAATGAACTTAAGAGCTTTAGAGCGGGAGGTTTGCTTCTTTACTGCATTTAATGATTCTACTATAGCGGACACATTAAAAGAAAATAACGTAAAATACTTTAATCTAGATAGACAGCATAATATAAAAAGTAGATTTTACGTAAGCCGCAAGGGCAATAGCTATAAGCATCTTCAGGTAAATCGTGGAAGTATTTTAGTTTTAAGTAAAGATGATGAAAATAGAATTTTAAGTGAATTAGTAAGAATAATTGATGAATATGATTCGGTTATTCTAAGTGATTATAGAGGAGGTTTTTTATCTGAAAATTTAACTATTTCTACAATTAAGCTTTGTAGAAGTAAAAAGAAGCCTTGTATAGTAAATACTCAGCTTTCTGATTGGGGTGGAAAGAAAGACCTTAAATTAAAAAAATTCGAAAATTGCTCATTATTTATTTTAAATGAAGATGAAGAGCAATTTTATAACTTGAGATCAGAAAGTATTACTACTTTAGGTAGCAGAGGCTGTAAATATAACGGCATAATTTATCCACCAAGACAGGCAAAAGTTGTTGATACTTGCGGTGCGGGGGATAGCTTTACAGCTATGGCATCTTTAGTTAGTTTAGATAATTCCTTGAAAGCTTTAGATTATTGTAATATATGGGCTAGCTTAGCAACAGAAACAAAAGGTGCAACTCCTCCAAGTTATGAACTATTTAAATCAATTATATCAGAACGTTATACAACTAAATCAAGAAATTGTTAATAGGGGTCTAGTTAAGCTAACGTGGGGTAATGCTAGTGGTATCGATAGAGTTAACAATCAGGTAATTATAAAGCCTTCGGGTATAGACGTATATAAACTTGAAGTAGGTAACTTAAGTAGAGTAACCATTACTACCGGTACTACCGCAAGGGGTAAATCTCCCTCGGTAGATACTCCAACTCATATCGAGCTATATAAAAGCTTTAAGGAGGTAAACTATATTATTCATACCCATTCTCAATATTGCACTGCTTTTGCACAAGCTAGAAGACCTATTAACTGCTACGGTACGACTCATGCTGACTATTTTTACGGTGATGTACCTATAGTCTACGATTTACTCAAAAATGAAATAGAGAATAATTACGAAAGAAATATAGGGTTGAGTATTGTGAATTATTTTAAGGATAATAAAATAGATTACAATAAAATGCCTGGGTGTTTGTTACCAAACCATGGGGTGTATGTTTGGGGTACTACAAAACAACAAGCATTAGAAAATGCTATAGTAATAGAGGAGATAGCTAAATTAGCTTTCTTAACTGAAAAGATAAAAGTTTGTGATCACAAACTATCTAAGTGTTTATTAGATAAACATTTTGATAGAAAACATGGAACAACAAAATATTATGGACAAAGATAACAAATATGGAATAAGAGAGCTACCAAGCGTAGAGCAAGTAGTTAAAGCTGAAGAAAAATACTGGGGTGATATGTCGACGCTTTTTGATCAAGATGGCTATAGTATAAAGAAAATTTTTATGAGAGCGGGGACTCAAAGTAGCATGGAGTATCATGTACATAAAAAAGAATCTTATTATATCGATAAGGGTCAACTTAAATTAGGTTTAAGAATAGGGAGAGCAGAGAATAAATCAATTATTCTAAATGAAGGAGATGTAATACATATACCTGTTGGTTTAATGCATATGCGTATGGCTATACAGGATACTGTTATTATAGAGGTAAGTACTACAGATGATGATAATGATTCGCATATAGTAGAAGACGGTAAAACATATAAATTTGTTGAAAATTAAAAAACTTATTATAAAATATATTATGCGAGAATTATTTATTGACACAGCTAATATTGACGAAATATCTGAATCTATCGATAGAGGTATAATTAGCGGGGTAACTACTAACCCGTCCCTTATGTCAAAAGAGCCTAAAGCTGATTATATTGAACATATGCAAAAAATTGCTAACCTTTTGAAAGATAAGAGTGATATTACCGGTAATGAAATTCCTTTTAGTGTTGAAGTGTTTGCAATTGAACCAGAAGAGATTAAACAACAAGCAATTAGCTTGAAAAAACATATCGACTATGATAATTTAAATATTAAAATTCCTATTGGGTGGAATGAGCTTCCTGTAATTGAATCATTAGCTGGTATAGGAGTTGATATTAATTGTACGTGTTGTTATACAAGTGCTCAATTAATGCTCGGAGCAGCTGCTGGTGCTAGATATGTTTCTCTATTCTATAATAGAGCTAGAGATAGCAAAGTACCGGTACATTTTGCTCTTCAAGAAACTAATGAATTTATTAAAGAGAATAATTTAAATTGCGAAATTATTTCTGGTAGTATTAGAAAACCTGAAGATATTACAGATGCTTGGAGTTCTGGTTCTCATATCGTAACTGCAGGTTTTAATGTAGTTAAAGAAAGTTCTACGCACCCTGGTACAACTGCTTCAATCGAGCAATTTACTAATGACTTTAAAAACTGGATATAATGACTTATTGTTTTGATGTTGATAACACGCTATGTGTTACAGAAGGTAGTGATTATAGAGATAGTACTCCTATAAAAGAGCGAATTGATTATGTTAATAGTTTATATGAAGATGGTCATACAATATACGTGTTAACTGCTAGAGGTATGGGTAGTACTAATAATAACCCTATAAAAGCGTACGCGAAATATTATAACCTTACTAAAGAGCAGCTTGATTCATGGAACTTAAAATATCATGATTTATTTTTAGGTAAACCTGGCGCTGATATTTTTGTAGATGATAAAGGTTGCCTAGATAAGGATTTCTTTTCTCCAAAAGTCTAAAGTAAGTTCTTTAATATCCCAATCTTTTTCTTCTAAGGCCTTCTCTCTTAAAAATGGTATAGTTATATCTTCCCATCTTTCTACAAATAGAATAGGTAAATGTTTGAATTGAGAAAAACATTCATGTTTAAGTACTATAGGTATAGTTTTAAGATATAAACTTTCCCATATTCTGTGACAATCTAATCCATTGCCCGGGGGAGATATAACAAACTTACTTTTAGCTATATAAGTTAAATACGTATCTATATCTATCTTTTTACTCATAGGAATACCGTTTTTACCTGTAATACTATTACATATTCCTCTTTCACTTTCATTAGTACCTGTATCAAAATTTTTGTATACAAGATATTCTTTATTTTGACTATGAATCTTGCTATTGATTAATCTTTCTTGATTACCGTGATTCCATTGAGAGTTAGCTATTCCAATCGGAATAGAAAAAAGTTTTTTATGATGGATTGCTCGATTTTGACAATACCATTTTTTAATTTTTGGATTATCTAAGTATTTTACATATTCATTACTAATATTAACATCACCGTTATGGGTCATAATAACAGTTTCTTTTGCTAAGTAATTAGCAAATTTATCCATAAATTCATGAATAAAATCAACATATATAAATATAGTTTTATATTTAGATATATCATTTACAGACAC